GTTATGAATATACCAAACATTATACTCCATTGCCTCCTGTCCTTTATTTAGATTCAATAACCCAAAGCTAAATAGTATCAACCAAATCAGAACGATACCTTTAGGCTCTATGTCTTGGTCTATCAAACTATCCTCCTTCGTCTCTCGATAGAGCAGCCATCACTTGGATATGACCATGATGATTGAAAGTGTCTTTTAGTGCATCTGGTAAGGCAAGGACTGCCAAGTATCCCATTATTTATATTAGTAGCTATCTGAAAACCAATGACACGCAGAAACGGATTCACTAGCACTTTTAGCAAACTGCGGTGTCCAATGATTCTCTTTTCTTTACGAATTATACCTAAGTTTATCATTTCCTTAGCCTCGCTGGAGCAATTGCACATGTACAACCCGGGTGTATATCACCTTCAGGTATAGGAAAATCCTGGTCTACAGGTATAACCCCCACAGAAGCATTGGCAATACAATCATCACAATTACCATCCGCGCCACCTGAGCCAAGCACCCACTCCTTGCCATCTATACTCATGTCTATCATTCTGTCGTGTGAAGCTTGAAATAATGCTTGCCTCGTCTCAGTCTTGGCTATTAGTTCAGACCGATACTTGGTCATATCGGCAAACTCATTTCTAATGTCACGAGCAAGTCCAGGGATACCACGTTTATTCTCAATCCCCTGACTGATGGTATATGCCAATCTTTTTTTAGTCTCTTCGTCTATTCCCTTGACTAAAGTAGCCGTGTACTTCTCTGCCCAATCTACTGCTTGTGAAATAGGCGGCCCCTCAAAGGATATTGGAATCCCACCCTTAGTCTTGCCCCAGGCTATCACTTCAGCACTACCAACACCATAAACAGTTGATAGATGCCCTTTTAATATACGAATCAAATCCGCCTGTAAGGTTTTTAGTATGGGGTCAATTATATTACCCATATCAGACCCTATGCTTTCCTTGATATGTTTGCTATAGAGATGATCAAGTTTACTAAAGGGGAACGCATCCGCTAAAAACTTAAAGTAATTAGCCAGACTTTTTTGCAGTCTTTCGGCGAGCCTTTTGTTTGCGGGGCTTTCGGGGTTCGCTGGTATTGTCGCTTCTAGTATTCGTATCAGGTTGTTCAGTTCTGTTATTACTGTCATCTGTATCCTCAAACTTAACTTCCCAGTTTTCCTCCGGGATACCATATATCGCCCTTTTCTTTACCTCTATGGCTTTGCCTATTTCACAGTCACAAAATGAAAACTCTAGCCCGTGATTCCTTTCGATAATCCCTGTATCCTGACACTTCTCACAGTTCATTATTCTCTCCTTTTCCCATTCCTGTAACCAGGTGGGTATTAAACAGGCTTTCATTGTCTTACCCATGTAGGATTACCAGTGATGCTATTATCAACCAGATGGCCACTGCAGCAAACGCTAACACCAAAATTGATTTAATTAATTTCATTCCCTTACTCCTTTTTATTTATAACTTCCCTGAATTGCTTGAGTGCCCTGCTAAGTGCAATCTCAGGATTTATCTTCGCTTCTTTACTCAAGGTATCCAACACTTCAGCGGGGTCATTCACACCTAAAGTCATCAAGGCAATTTGTTTGACATCATCGGAGTCTGCAAGTTCAGGCATAACTGTAAGTATCCCGACAATAGCTTGTGCCGCCAACGCTACATCCTCTGGCGCTATCGCAGGGAAATCCATGTCTACATACTGCTTGTCTTCTGGAATTTTATTGTATGTAAAGACAACTTCGTTGATGTCTTCATAAGCACCCTTCCACACCGCCTGATAGGACTGGAACATCTTCATCATCGGCAATTCAACAGTCTTTGCCGTTGCTAGATTACCTATAGATATATCACCATAGTATTGTTCTGGGATACCAACAGCCGCGGCAACCATTAACTTAATCTGTCGTCCATCCTGGTATGCTTGCTGTGCCCCCGTGTCCGTCTTGATAGGTTGAGTGTCAGAGCCTAAATTCTCTAATAGTTGAGAACCCGCTGCTACGGTCTGTGCCTGAGTCTTGGCCTTGATAGCGTCTACGGCTGCCTGCCCACCTGTTACTTTAGTCTTCCAGGCAAACTTGGCCAATGCCAGCATAACCGCTATTCTTGAACTCAGGAACTTCGTGTAATACTTCAGCCAGGTTAAAGCAGGTAATAATAATGGATTGCCCCTTTGAGTGGTAGTGTTATACGTCAGATGATAAACCAGAGCATCATCCGTTTGCTTTATATTATTACCATCTTTATCTTTAGCAGGCTCACCTTTGATATTAGTCGTGCTACGATAAACTGATGTATAGCCTGTGCCCTGAGCATCCATCCACACCCGGCGGTAGAACTTCACATCTTCTTTATCATCGGGGTCTGTGATTATCTCGGTTATCTCTAATGGGTCGATATATCTTATCTTGGTTTCACCATTAGCCCCCAGGAAGATGGCAAAGAATATCTCACCATCTATCAAGAGTTTATCAGATGACTTGCGCTGGCCTCTCGGTGATAATACATTCTGATTAGCCTTGTTATCCCAGAAGGCACTCCTTACTTTCTCTGTATTCTCCTCATCTGAGTGGGAGGTCATACCAGTACCAAATGTATAATCAGTCCATAACCTGATAGACTGCTTACCCAACGGGTCTTTAGTAGAATAGAGACGAGATAGCTTGAGGTTCGTTATCCTCGCTGCTTCTGTAATCACATCCCCGCTTGTGCCACTCAGGTTTATCCATCCCGTATCTTCAAGCGCTAAATCAGCCTCAACACTGGCACTGGCCTCGCGGATTAAAAGCGCAATCTCATCTACTGGGGCTAATTCTCTTAAACGCTTCTCTTCTGTCATACTAACTCCAACAACAATTTTCTATTAGAAGGGTGGCGGAGCATCCGCAAGGCTTTTGCCTCTATTTGTTTCACTCGTACTACCCCTATTCCCAATATGTCTCCTATGTTTTGAAAAGTAGGCTCAAAGCCAGCATAGGGTTCATCTAATCCATACCGCCATAAAATTATCTTTTGCATTCTTTCGTTTAATTCAAGCGAATTCTTGAAATTGTATTTAGAATGCCTTAGGCTACCTATTATTTGCCTTAATGCATCAGAGACCTCATCTTCCATTATCTACTCCTTTTAAGCTAACTCCAAGTCTCTAACTTGCTCCATCGCATCGTATATTATAATTGCCTCTTCCGGTTCGGGGGCTTCGCTATATCCCATTACAGCATACCTCCTTGAGTCCATACCGTGTGAATAAAGATGGGTCGTCTTCTCTGTGAGTTTGCCATTCTTATCAGGCTTGTACCTGAAGTTCCTCTGCTCTTTGATGCAGTTTAACGAATCCTTTGTCCAGTGCTGTCTGTATTGCCTTACCTTCTGGTGGCCATATTCCACACTACCCGGACCCTTCGGGCATCCCTTAATGTTAAATCCCTGTCTGTAGATTTCCTCTATCGACTTGGGTTCGGCGGAGTCGGCCCATATCTCATCGGACTTAATTATACCTAGCTCGGTCATCCTGGTAGCGATGTCTTGATTGGTAAGTCCTGCCTCATAGATTAGCTCCTGGCTGTATATCTCATCAGCAAATATCTTGTGCCTTGTTAAAGATGCGGGGTCGCCGGAGAAGCCGAAGTCTAATCCATACACCAAATCACCCTGAGAGGGCAGGCTATCAATTTGACTAAACAAGGGATATACAAGCCCCTCTATTTTACCTATCAGCCCCAATCCGTATATGTTCCACCAGTTCGGGTCTTTGTCTCGGTTGGATTCTATGTTATCTACAACTTCTTGGGGTATGACATCGATAACATCCAGGTAGGTCGAATGTATATAAGAGCTACTCTCTTCCTTCAGCCATCCGGGTATTACCTGTCCCCCCGAATCCTCGTATTGATGTACCCAGAACTCACTAACAGGATTCCAGTCGCAGAAGGTGAACTTGTTTGTTCGTATGTCTAACCCACGGGCTGCTTCCCAGGGCACATTGTTGGCCTCATTGATAAAGAGTATATCCCTTCTCGGCCCCCTTACCTTATCCGATTCATCAGCACCGAAGAACTCTATTACACCTTTACCAAATGTATAGGTCTGTTCAGTCTTGTTATAGTTCCTGTTATTATCAAGACTCTCATCCAGAATATTAAAGAAGTCCCTTATCGCCCCTCTCTTTAAGTGAGGGAGGGATTCGCTTACAACCGATATGAGAAGCCGTGATTTGGCATTCTGGGCGATTAGAATAAGAAGCTGTAGGATAGAATAGGTCTTGCTTGAATATGTCCCGCCCTCATTGAGTGCCCTTCTCTTGCCGCTTAGCCACGCCTCGGCATTATCTTCATAGACCCTAGTAGTTATTATGTCCATTATATCTCGTATATCGGGTTGCCATCCGCGTCATAGCCATTCATAAGATTAGACCCCACAATGTATACCTCATCAAACCTAGGTGAGGGAATTAGTCTAATGTTAGGTTGCACAGGATTTGATTCCACCGATGGGAGAAGTCGCTTGTGCAACCTAAATTGTCTCATCCTTGCCCTGTTTTTTGCCTTACTAAGTGGCATCAGTCCTCTCTCCCCCTAATAGTCTCTGTGTCAGTTCCTTAGCTTTCTCAGAGCTAACATTTATATTTACTACCCTGTTGTCTACATTAAGAATAGCCCCATCAGAGTATATCCTTTCCATCTTGTTCAACTCGGTAATAGCCTGTATGGGATTATGGAGTTTGACTCTTGTTATTGTAGCAAGTTTGGCATTCTCCCCCTTGCCTATCTTAACATCCATTGTATCAAGTTCCTGTATTGCTGCGGTATCTATATTCCCACCCTGCTTTATACGCTGGTCGTCACCAAGTAAATTGCTAACCCTGCCCCTAGTTATCTCGGTTAGTATCTGCTTGCGTTCTAATACAGTAGCGATAGAGGCATCTTCGACTGCTTGATTGAGTTCTTTCAGCCGCTTCTGAATGTTAGTGTTTGTTAGATTAACCGAAGCTATATTGCGAATCGAACGAGGACTATATCCGGCTATCAGAGCAGCCTCAGTGGCATTACCCAGTTCAAAGTATTTGATACAAAATGTTTCCTGACGTTGCGTTAGTCTCAATATTGTGGTCTCCCGAATTGGGTTAGCCTATCCCCTCACCACTAAGAGTGAGGGGCGTTGCTAATTGGGTATGTCATTTAATAAACACCCCTCTGCTTCTTATTATAACATACTATTTGGGTTTGTCAATACAGCAACGCGCTGGTCAGACAGGACACCCTACCTATTATTGATAACTTGAAGTGGCCACACACGATAGTGGTAGTAAATAGGCGATTGAGCGAGCTTGAGGGAGTTTGCGCAAGTGCATATGTCACGGAAACTACCTACAATTCGTGACAATTGGTTTGACACACCTGCCTCGAGGGTATATATTGAGGGTAATTAAATATCTTGGAGGGATAAAATGGGCGACAGAGCAATGGCACAGATTAAAACTGAGGATGGGGATTTGTTTGTTTACACGCATTGGGGTGGTTACGACCTGCCAACTAACGCTGAAGCAGCAATTAAGGAAGCTAAGGGGAGATGGGGTGATGAGGGTTACGCTACTAGAATTATTGTAGACCAGCTCACTAAACAAGGTAGGGATGAGGAAACGGGCTTTGGATTAATGTTAAGGCCAAACGCTGAGGACGAGTATAACAACGATAATCCCTCAGTAATAATTGACCTAGTGGGACAAACACTTCAAGTTATAAGGGATGGCAAAAACACATCAAAACCATTTGAATATATAGTATAGTTTGTTATTAAATATAAGGGGGTTAGAAATGAATTGTCCGAAATGTAGTAGCAAGAGAGTTGATACGACACTTAATTTCAACGGGCCTAACCCGGGTAGAAACAATTGCAGGTGCCTGAATTGCCAACATGAGTTTAATCATAAGCATACTTAAATACAATACAGGAGGGGAGAGAAGATGATTAAAATTAAGACAAGTTATGGGTTTAATCTAAGTTATGATGAGAGACGGAGGCTGTTTGTTATAACTGAGACAGATGGCACTGAGGTCGGGATAGCCAAATCGCAAGATGAGGCAGAGGTTAAAGCCAAAGCACTATCCAAGCGTGAGTTCAAGAGAATAAAAATTGTCCTCGTAAAAGATGATGGGGGAACGACTGAGGGTGAACTCACCAGTTTAAATTCTGATGATGTATCGGCTTGGGTCAGTATGGAGAAATCGGATTACACTTGGGGTAGCGGGCGAAGCAAGATTGACCTAAGATATGACCGAGGTTATTTTGAAGCCACCCCTGCTAACGCCAAAATTATTGAGTCTATTAGAGCTAAAAGGTTAAGCATTGACCAGGCATTAAAAGATATAGCTGAACTAAAAGGGCGATTGGAAAGCTCTATCAATAAGCAATACTTTGGCTTAGTTTAGCCTCTTATAATATAGATAAGTAAGGAGAAGGAAAATGATAAAAATAAATCGCAATAGTAACTTTCATATAACCTTTGACAATGGTGTTACTGTTAGTATCTTGATTGCTGGTGGCTCTTATTCTGATAATCACGATGGCGAAATTGGTGATGAGCAAAAGCAAAAGTCAATGCTATCTAGTAATGCCGAAATCGCTGTTTGGACTAAAGATAACAAATGGATTACTGGCGAACTTACTGGCAAGGGAAATGATGTTGAGGGCTGGGTTGAACCTGATGATATTTTGGTTATATTAAACAAGGCAGCCTCTTATAATATAGATAAGTAAGAACCTTAATAGTTGAATACTGGGGAGTGGCGGAATAGGTAGACGCTTAAAAACTTTAAGGCGGATTTGCAGATAATAGGATTGGTAGAGCGTTCCAACCCACAAACTGCAATTATCT